GGTTTTAAAAATTCCTCTTTCTTTAATGTCATCTTCGTCTTCTATGACTTCTATTTTGGGAGCAAAATTATCGAAGCGATCTTTAAAGCCTACTTCTATAGTATTGTATTGCTGGTCTCTCCTGTTGTTGGAATAGAAGAATTGGCCGTCTTTTACAGACTCGTTGGTAAACAAGTTTATAGGTGCTCTTGGGCGGTCATCTACAAAATTTATTTCAGAGTTTCCGAAGAAAGCTTTCCCTCTAAATATTTGAGTAATGGTATTAATGGCGTCATAGATTTTTTGTCCTTTATCGAAAACTAAGTTACAGGAAAATCTCGGCTCTAAACCCCCACGGCCATCAGTCACTCCTTCAAAGTAACCGCTGTCGTCTACTGCATCGCAAAATCTTCCTATTTTATATAACTGCCATTTATTGATTTTGCTGGTGTCAATATGAGATCCCATACCATAACGTTTATTGGTAAGAAGATCATATAAAATCCAAGCAGGATTATCTGTCCACATTAATTGGTCGTGGAACCCTCCATCCCAATCTCCGTTATAGACAAGTTTACCTGCTTTTGAGGCTCCATTAAACTGATCAATAGTTTGGTAATATCTTCTGTCGAGGCCGTCTACTGCGGGGAAATAATTATTGGGCATTTTAACTTTTTTTAATTTGCAGTCAAAATTACGATTAGGAATAGCTCCGAAAGCCCTTGAGTCCAGTTTCGTCGCCACAATTGCTGAAAACGGATAAGGCATATCTGCCTCAATAATTTCAGTGACTTTATTAAGGCTTGCTATTTTCTTAATTAAGACAGAATTACTTTCGTAGGACAACTTGGTGACCCTGATAAATCTCTTTTTTACGCTATCTTGGTCGATAGTTCCTGCCTCAATTCCGACCCTCCCCTCCACATCCATCTCTTCCAGATCTATGATGTTTACAGGAGGAAGTACGAAGGGAACATTTAGGTTTGTTCTCTCTTCATCTAAACTAATAATAAAGTCTCGATTAGATGGCCCCGCAGTAAGGTCAGGGTTTCCAATATCAATTAATGTAGACCCTTCGATTAGCGCTACGATTCTATAATTGTAGGTTTGATAAATGTCTTCCCCTCCTTTTGCACCATTTTGGTAGTCTCCTTGTGTTCCTGTTTCTACTTTTATGTTTATAACTGTAGGGAATTTAGTTCCTACCTCGAAATCTACTTTGGAGTCACCACCTACATTATCGACTTTTTTTACTAGCGTATCTGACAAAGCTTGCAGGTTTAATGTAATAAAAGCTTTTGTTACGTTGGGATTATATACAGTATGGGTGGTAGAAAGGGCTTCCTCATTCCAAGACGCTAAAGAATTAGCGCCCCATCTAGAGTAGTATTTATCCCCCACACTATATCTCTTGTCGTCACTTCCCTCGTCAATGGGAAGATTGGTCGCGAGATCCATTTCTAAATTAAAATGGTCAGCGCCTTTAGCTAATACTTCCGAGCGCGTAAGCATATCTACGTCAGGATGGATTCTTTGTGGGCCGTATTTTTGATCAGCCTTTGTTTGCGTATCTCCTACTGTTGGGATTACTGAAAAGGGTCCGAAAAGCTCCTTGTTATAAACATGATCTATAAATATGTTTTTAAAGTAGTTCAAAGGCTCTTGATCTTCCTCTCCTTTGTTAACTTCCGCTAACACGTTGCTATAATTAAATTTTAAATCAGAAGTAACTTGCGTTTCGCTTGCGGGAGCGACAGTTCCCTCTAACACATGGGTATACTGTAAAGAGGCTACATCAGCCAACGCGCTAGCTATGTCATGCCTGAAAGGTATAGTATAAGCGTAAAAACAGCGATTAGGGCCTGCTTTACTTCCCCTGCCGTTTTCCCAGAACTGAAAAAGTATAAACCCGTGTATTTTGCCTGTCAGGTTGCCTTCAGCATCTACTTCTGGGCAAGTGACATCAATTTTAGAAGGCCAAGCGTTACTGTCACTCCATCCCCAACAACTCTCACTCTTTAGATGCTTTTCTAGGTTCCATCCGTGAGTGGCACCGTAAAGGACGGTCTGCATGGGGAGCAAGGAGAGCCATTCCTTACCTGTCTCTGGGGATGTAGTTACGTCTCCGTTTGGGTCTAGAATGTTCTGATTAAGAGCGGTGACATCCTCATCCCCCACCATTATTACCCCATGTAGCCAACGGTCGCTGTGAAGCTTTCGCGACAATAGCCCTGCGAGATTTGATTGTCCTTCGTCCCACCCCAAATTAGTAAGAGCCTTCGCTGCTAGTTCTCTTTGGTATAGGTTAAAGTCTGGATCTAATGGGTCGTTGTTGTCGTTCCATAAAGCAAGAATCTTATCTAATTCTGGCCTAACCAAATCTTCAGTGTATCGATTTGTGCTGCCGAAATTGCCGTTCCACACGACTTTGCCGTTACCAAACCCAATAAAAAACTTAGAGGCGGCTAATGTGTCTGCGTCGGTCCAAAACAGAGATTGGGGTCTCCCCGCGACATATGATGTGTGGCCGTAGTATCCCCGAGGGTAGTGGTCGTTTCTATATACTGGTATAGAGGGGGTTCCAGCTTCTGTGTTTTGTTCTCCATCGAGATACCAATAAAACCGTTGGGCGCTTATAGCGTCTTTGATATAAGCTCTCACCATTATGGATGCCTCATACAAGTGTGGGGGAATCTCTAGGTTGTTAGCTTTTCTCCTGATCCTCCAATTCATGAAAGTTACCTCAGGGAGAACCCGCCATTCATATGAGCTAAATCCTCCAGAATCTGGAGCGGAACTCATGGTGGAGAGCATCCCGTCTGTGCTTAGAGAGGGTTGTTGTGTTATAGCTCTAAAGAAATTTCTGAATGATTTTGTCCCCGTGTTAGCGACCTCGTCTGCTGACGCTACTTGCATAGCCCTCGATTGCTGGGCTACTTCTTCTGTTTCTGAGAGAACAGCGTCTGCCGATGCGGTAATATCGTTTGATATCGCTATCGGCGTATCATCAAGGTAAATTCCCTTCAGGATGCTCAACCCTTCCAGTCTCTCTCCCAGAGGGCCGACCAAACCTTCGATAGGCCCATCGCTAATTAGATCAAGAGTTTCTGCATAACTATAAGAAGCTCCATATTGCAACTCCCCCATTGCGGGAGGCTTATAAATAGGCGGCTTGGGCTTTTTCTTTTTGCCAGCCCCCGCTACCTGTAATTTCTTTAAGATGTGACTCATGAGAAGGGGGCGGTATTAGTTGCTAATGCTGCTGGTCTGCGCATCGCCATCGTTTTCTTGGCGACGGTGTGTTCCCCTCTTGAGCCTTGGGTGGGTAAAGCCTCATCAACTGGTTGGTGCTGGGGATAGGACTTAATAGTCGCCTGTATCACCTGAGATCCCACTTTTAAGCGGCCATAACCAACAGGCAAAGGTGCTCCCTGATTTGCGGTGTTGACTGTGTTGCTAAAAATTAGAGATGATTTAGATGCTTGGGCCGTTGCTTCTATTTGTTGCAGTTCAGGTTGAGGGCTTAACGCAAAAGAAAGAGCAGCCCAAAACACAGCGGCCACTATATTACCAATAAGAGCACTGCTAGTCCAAACGGTAACCGCCGCAGCTATCGGGCCGCTTCCCGTAATAACTGGGACTAGATCAATAGTTGCGGGGTCGTTCTCTTCTTCTAGGCCGTTGGGCTCAGTAAGCCTTGTGTTGTTGATAATAACCTCATATATGCACCCCTCTTTGTGTAATTGAACCATCCTTGCGATAAAACCATCCCTGTTGGCATCAATAGCATGTAGCACATTTTTAGGTCTTCCTACGTTTAAGGAAAAATTTTGTCCGTATTCCGTTGCCAGAACCCCATGTAATCTTATATTTGTCATGCTATAGCCTTAATCCGTTCTAGTATCTTTACATCTGCTTCTGTGTTTTCGGGGGTATAAATATTTATTTTTTTACTATTCAAGCTGTATATTAAAAATGGTTGGCAACAATTTTCAGCCATTTTCACATCAAACTCTGATGCACTTTCATCTCCCACAATATGGCTATGGAAAATAGCCACCACCTCATAAGCATCTTTAAAAAGCAAATAATTTAAAGGATTAATCAAAAAGAGAGAAGATGGTGTGGCAGCGATGTTCTCTTCTTTCTGGACGATGTATTGATTTAGGGTATGATCGTAGCCTAGAAAGCCGCAAATTTCCCTATTCAAACTCTTGTGAGAAAGCTTATTAATACAACCCAGAGCCTCCTCTGCTTTTTTAAATTTTTCCCCCATAGCTAAATCCATCAGTTCCTGGGAATCCCCCGAATCTTGGCTGAGAAGGAGTCGGGTTGCTAAGAGATGAGGTGGTGGCGTCTCGATAAGTGTAACTCACTCCCGAGAAATTGCCGCTTCCCGTTAAAGTGGTGTTGAGTCCCGTGTGGATATCTAGTAGGCCGTTTCCGATACTTGAGTCTCCTGTGGTTCCATCCCACCACGCCACTAAGCTATCCTTCCCATAAAGGACAGGAGGTGTTCCTTCGGGCACTACTATCCCTGCGGGGTCGCTCCACCCCGTGCCTCCTGTCAAAGTGCTCATAGCCCCGACACATTCGGTATATAAGCGCGGGACATAAGGGGTAGGGTTAGTAGTCACCTCTATAGGTGGGACGATGCGTTTCCGTAAAAAACGTATTTCTTGCTCCTTTAAAGCCCTATTCCAAAGCCCCCACATTCCTAGTTCTCCATTCATAGTAGAGATATTGGATGGGCCTTGTGGAGTCCTATCATAATAGTTACTATTGTTAAAGAACTCGACCGCCCCCAACATAAAGGTTTGAGGCAAGAGTTTATCCCCCTCTGCTGGACCTGGGCTACCCCAGTTGATCCCAGTTCTGTCATTCCACGAAGCGAAGTTCCCTAGATTGTCGCGGAGCTGCTCAATGTCCCTCCGCGCCCCCCGTGCCGAGAATTGGTCATTGTTAGTCGTTTTGCCTCCATTTACAAAAAATTCTATTATAGTGTCCTGATCGTCCCCTTCTCCATTAATAAAGTTAGCGGTTCCTGTGCGATGCCTTATAACATATTGAGTCCATGGTTGAGGGGGGGGTATAGGAACTGGTGAGCTTACAGCTCTATTAGGCCATACTATAGTTGCATTGCTCGGCGTTGCCGTCGTGTTCAAAAAATGGGTGCGCCATGCGTTGCTCGATGAGTCTCTATTAGTAGAGTTCACGGAATACCCCACATACTGAGCGATAACGTTATTATTCCTTAACCCTGCATTCCAAGTTGCGTCTCGGCCTATATTTAAATATCGAGCTGCTGGCCAGTAATTATGGTCAGCTTGAGAGGTGCTAAAAATTCCCGCTCCTCTGGGAGAATTTTGATTCATGTTTACCCACCCCACAAGAGTCCATTCTTTTCTGGGGTCTAGGGCTCCCGTAACGTCAGCTTCCGTGGTATGGAACAACCCACTATTTTGGATGTATTCTACATTACCCATACTTGTCCCTGAGAACCTTACTGTCTGGAAGGTTTTTTCTGTGTCCCCAGCTCCTCTAAAAATCAGATCATCAGCCGAGTTAAACCTTTTTTGACACGCCCCCAACTTTTTAGTGCAACCATCTTTTTGCCAAAAACTAGGGTTTTTTTCAGGATGATTCCCTGAATTATCCGTCGCTACAGACACATAAAAAGTCCTAAGGGGAACTCCGTTCTCATTGGCGCTCCCTCCCCCATACAGGGGGAGCAAGATGGTGGGACTCTCCACCCTAGCTATATTGCCTAGTTGGTAGTTTGTGTGAGCGTTCCACTTAACACTTTCATCATCAAAAAAATCTACTT